CCAGCGTTACTACCCCAACCAGCAACATTAGCATTGTAAATATTTTTACCTAAAACATTTAATTCACTAAAATCAGTGTCAGTATCGTTTTGTACTGCTGGCACACCTGATCCATCTAAGAAAGTATAGTTGTGTCTATTAGATGATGTAGTGTTACCATTTTCATCTTCATAAGTCCACTCTACACCAGGATTTGTTCCTTGACTATCTATATATGATAATGTAAAACTTCTTATATTATCATAATCAGCTGATTTACCAGCTAATTTTAAAACTTTAGTTTGTAAAGCTTCGTCTTTTTCTATTTTAACAAAAAACTTACCATCAAACTCTGGTTTGTTTAATGCTACAACACTTTCTTTAAATACTATAGAATATTCTAAACCAGAAACAGTTATACCAAGATTAGTAAATCTATCAAGCATATCAGCTGCTTCACCAAAGGGCTTGTTCCACCTTATAACACCATCTTGATCTTCACCACCACTATAGTATGTTACAGTTCTAAATACCCTACTAGTTAATTTTGTACCAGCAACTTCACCTACAATACCTATTTTTAAATCACCTTTTGGTGCGTATTGTTTTAAATAATCACCCCAAACTTCTTTGTCTATTATAAGTTCTTGACCTGTCATTAATAGATTAGGAGCTGTAGCATCTGGGTTTAAACCAACAGTATCAGAAAACATACTAGGAAACTCAGTGGCTGTTAATTTTAATCCACCCATATCTCTGTCTTCTGTTTTTATATCATTGGGTGCTTCATTAGATATTGCTATAATTTTATATCTAGCTTTTTCAAGTACAGCTCTATCAGAGTTATGTTCTTTTTTAAGTACTAAATAAGTTTCTTCATCAACCTTATTTCTATCAGCTGAGTTGAAAGATATCCAAGCGTTACCATCTTCAGCATTATACCACCTGTCCATTACTAAGTTATAGTATTCGTTAGACGTTTCTTTAACATAATACTTAACATATTCCATCCATCTTTCTGGAACACCATTTGGATCAACTGCAGCCCAATTTTGTGTTAATTCAAAATAGTTTCTCATAGCAGCAAACTGCTTTTCAACAGTTAAATCACCACCTAAAAGTGTAGGATTATTAACAGTACTACCTTGTAAAAACCCATTTGCTATTACTGGTGTTTCTCTACCATACTTATCACCAAAAACCATACCAAACTTATAGTTTCGTTTTGTTTTAACAGATTTTTTGGGAGCATCAATAGCAGCAGTGTTATCAAAGTTGTGACTAGTTAATAAACCTACAACGCTATTTATATCATAGCCTTGAACATAGTTTGAAAACATAAGTCTGTTAGCAGCTATTTCTTGAGCTAACGCTCTTCTAGGTACATTGTCCCAAGATCTTAATAGTTGATTAGCATCAACAGCTTTGTATATCATTTCTGATGTTATAACTAATTCACCAAATAACCAATCAGATGGTGGTTGTGTAGCTTGTGGTGAAGATGTAGTGTAGTTAGTCCACTCTGGATCTATACCTCTTTTTATTGTTTTTACAATATAACAAACAGGTGAATCTGTAGGTTTATATAATATATCAACAGCAACAATATTAGCATCTCTTGATCTTTGATATGGTATAAAGTCTTTTATTTTTAAACTTCTAAGATTATTAACCATACCTAAGTTAAAACCTTTTTTATGATTATATTTAAACTTACCAGGTAAAAAAGCTATTTCTGACCAAGGACCAAAGCTAGAACATTCACCATCATCATATTTATATCTACAACCAAACCTAACCATTTTAAGTTCAAATAAAGGATCTTTCTGTTGTATATCAACATCCCAAACACCAGATCCAGCTATATCACTATTAGCCGCTATTATTTCAGAACTAAATGAAATTAATGTTAATTGTAACGTACCAGTTTGATCATCAAATTCATTTATACTAGCTTTTACTATAGATGCTGATTGATCACTTTGCTCATTAAATATTAATATATCATTAGGTAACCAATTAGGTGCATTAGATCCTTGAATTAAAGTATCTGTTATTGTAAATTCATAACCGTTTTCAAAAGTAGCACCAGCTAAATCAGCTACACCTACAAAATCATATTCTAATCCAAATGCTGTAGTTTCACCGTCTCTATCAGTATCTTTCATTTCTAGTGTTGGAGCAACTCTAGGAGCTTTTTTAATTACAGTTATATGATCTAATTTTAAATCATTATTAACAGCTGGTGATAAAGATATTTCTAACGCATTGTCATCTACAGTTCCAGAATAATCTAGTAATAAGTCTTTGTCTTTAGGATCCGAAAGTTTTAATTGAGTATGCGCACTACCATCTTGTGCTGTTCCTTCAATACACTTTTTTATATTTATTTTTTTAGGTTCGTTTTTACCGTCTGTAAAAAATAATAAATCGTCAATAATATTTATTGCGTTTATTTTGACATTTAAATCAAAATTTAAAACTCTATCTTGTGGTAATTTAACAAAACCAACAGCAACTATATCATTAAAGTTATTAAAAGTTACTTCATCATATAAAGTTATTTCATTATCAACTATATTTTGTATTGTTGAAGTAAATATAGTGTTACCTCCAGAGTTAAAAGCTGTAACCGTCATACCAATTCTATAGTCACTAGCATCTACAGCTGTGAAAGTTTGAAAAGTATTTACTTGATTTGAATTAGCAAAAACGTTAGCTCTAGTATCTATAACACCGTATTTATCAACAACAACTAATTTTGTTGTAGGTACAGATGCACTATCAACTGTATCAACTTCTATAATAGAGTCTGCTAAAATTTTTTTAGAATTAATTGATGCGATAGGAAATACAAAGCCAAGTACATTTGGAGATGCTACGAAGAAATAAGCTTTGTTATTTTTTTCATTAGATATAGATCCAACTACTTTAGGTTCAGAACCATTACCAAATGGTAAGCTAGTAGAATAAGTTTCAGAGAGTACTTGACTTTGAGTTAGCTCAAGATTACCTTTAATATTTTGTACAGTACCAGCATCACCAACACCGTCATTACCAACGCTATCAGTGTTTCTAATCTTTACGTTTTGAGCATCTCTATATTCTCCGTTTGGTATTAGTCTTTCATCAACATCTTTGTTCATTCTAGCACCAGCGAAACTACGTTTAATTTCTGCCATAATTATTTTATTTGTTTACTCATACCTTTCAGTACTTGTGTAAATTCTTCTATTTTAATATTTGACAATCTTATTTTTGCTTTTCTAGTTTCAGCAAATCTTTCTTTTTTATATCTTTGAACTATATATTCAGGTATGTTACTTCTTGTTGATAACACACCGTACATTATATGTTTATATACAGCTTCTTCACAAAACTTATGTACTACCATTTCAGCATCAGTACCTAGTCCATCACTAACATATTTTAAAACTATTGTTTGACCACCTAATCCAGAACTAAAATGTATAAAGCCTCTTAAATAATCTATATAAAATGTACCGTGCTGTGTAGCATATTGCGGATCTAAACCGTATCTTCTACCTTGAAAATCAAGCTCTATATCATAAGCGTCTTTTGCATCTGTATTAACGTAGTCAGAAGCAGAATTATAATTAGTTGAAGTTGTACTAGTTGTTTCAACTAAATTATTAGATGAAAACTGATAAACACCATCAGCATCTTGAGATATAGCAAATGGATTAGCTGTTTTACTTGTAGGATATAAATTCTTTTTAATACCATCAGATCCGACACAAGATATAGAAACATAATTAACATAATCTTGAGGTAGTATCATTTTTAAATTAGATGGTACTTTTATTTCTTGAGATTTAACACATCTAAAAACATCGTATGATAATTCTTGTATTGCTCGCATACCATGAAACTGAACATCAGTTCTACTAACCTTAGATATTATTTTACCTTCACCAACATGAATTACCATGAAAGCTTTTATTATATTTTCTAATGTTACAAACTGGTAATCACCGTAATTAGCGGAGTTACTAGCGTCATAATATTGTTCTTGATTTTGAGTTAATAATCCCATAGTTAATCATTTTGTGATTGTTTTGTTTGAGCTCTATCAGTCATAGCTACTTCTACTAAACCTGGTTTTTGTAAAACTACACCAGCTAATTGTAATATTCTCATAACTAAATTTTCTTCTTCTGAAACGTGTAATTGAAAATCTGTAGTATATGTTGCGTTATTGTTATGTAGCGCTCTACCATTTACCACTACATAACCCCACTGAGGTGTTGATGGTATAGAATAATAATGATATGTTAAAGTTGTAGCTACAGTAGGTGTTGGATGTATTTCTATAGTACCAGAGTTTCTAACATATAGAGGTCTAGAACCTGTTGGAGCTAACAAAGGGTTACCATTTATATTTATAATATCTCTTCTATCTACTTCATTTAAAAAAGTTTCATCTCCATAACCTTCAGCACTTACATCAGAACTATTTGTTTTCTTTATAGATATAGATTTTAAATGATATTGAGTTGTAGGAAAACTAGATGAATTAGCATCAGCTGCTATGTTTTCAGTTGAAGTAGCTAAAAACGGTCTTAGTTTTTCTTCTAACATTTCTAACTCATCACTATATTTAGAGTTGTTACTTGATTTATTATACGCTGTTTTAACATCGTGAAAATAACTATCAAATATTTCCATTTGAGCTTTGTCAGCTAATAACGAAAACTCTTGAGGTGTTATATAACCTCTTTGTTCTTTATTTGCTAAAGCCAAAACTTTTTGATATACTGTATCTATACTTACTGCCATTACTATTTATTGTTATATGGAAACTTATTATTAAGCCACTCTTTTCTATCATTACATCCACAATCTTTTTTACCTATAACTTCCATAGCTATTTGTGTTAAAGATTTTAAACCAGTAGCTTTTGTAAACTTTTCTATATCGTCGCCTAATCCTTTTGATTTCATAATAATATAGTTACATAATAAAGCGGAAGGTTAGCCTACAAATAAAAATAGCCACCCGTAATGAGTGGCTATTTAAATTAGTTAATTAGTATTAATTAAACCTTTTTTCTATATTTTGATATATCTCCATACCTTCATCAGTTTTAAACCAATGAGCTAAAGCTGTATATGGATGCTCATCAAAAGGAACTGTCATAACTTTTCTATCAGTTGATGACCAAAGAAAATGTCTTTGATCAGATGATAATCTTAGTATTCCTTGTTCAACAGCTTTGATACCAAAATTTCTAAGTTGAACATTATCGTCACTTACAAGTTCTATGAATAATTGAGGATTTTGTTTAGCAAATATAAGTAAATCTCTTTTTAATTCTTTAGAACTTAAGTTAGATACATCAGAACCTTTTTCTACACGCATTATAGCTTCTGCAGTATCTATATCTAAATCTTTAGCTATAGACAAAGCTTCAACTTCATACTCTAACCAGTCTAATTCATCTTTAGCAACTTCAACCGGATCGTGCTCATAATATATCTTATCTCTATGAGGGTGATATAATGATAAAAATTTCTGTAAAGTAGTTTGAGTTCTTGGAACAAATAAAGCACCTGTTCTAAAAACAATATGCTCTAGTCTTTGTTCGCCTTTCATTTCATCAACGAAAACTGTTCTTTGGTTTTGACAGTACTTTATTTCTCTTTCATAACCCTTTTCTTCATCAAACCAAAATAAATTTGACGCTCTAATAGAGTAAGATAAAGGTTTGTTATTTCCTTTTAGATAATAAACTCTATCTTTTATTTCCCAAGTATCTTTTGTTTTAGCTTTTGTTTTAGGAGCTTTAACCTTAGGTTGTTCTTGTACAACCACTGTTTCTTCAACTATAGGTTCTTCAACCTTAGTTGCTTCTTTTTTCTTTGCCATAATATAATATAATAAAAATTAATAAAAAAATAGAGGCAGCACTTGGCTGCCCCTATAATAAATGATTTACTTCATTAACATAAAGTTGTTAGCACCTTGTGTTACTAAACATCTTTCAGTTAAAAAGTGAATCTGCATTGCATCAAGTGCAGACGTAGCAGAACCAACAGAACCAGTAACCCAAGTTTTCATTCTTCGGTCATCAGTTTGTGAAGCTCTAAACCTTACGTGTAAGAAAGGTCTTTTTATGCTTTGTCCAACAACTTGGTCGTAAACAGAAGACATACCAGCTGGAATCATAACACCTCTGATAGCACTTGCACCAGCGAGTGAATTAATACCACCTCTTGTAGCTAAATCATTTAAGTATCTAAAGTCAGACTTGTAGAAGTCGTAAGAACCTCTTCGGAAACCTGAGAAACCTAAATTTAAAGCCATATCTTCGTCATTGTCGAATACTCCGTAAGAAGTACCTCCAGCTCCGTAAGAATTCATTGAAGCAAGCATGTCATCAATAGCTAAACTAGTTGAACGATTAACAAACATCATGTATTCTTCAATAGCACCTTGTTTGTCAAACTCAGCTAATATAGCATCGAACTCAGCTAAATCAGTAGCAGCGTTAACACCTGTAACACCAGAAGTAACGTTACCTCTTGATTCTATAGCAGCAAATAAACCTTCAGTACCAACAGAGTTTGTTCCATCAGCACCATAAAGGAAGTCATCTACTCCTGAAGCTGGATCATCTGCTTTATTTATTTCAGATTCTAACATTGACATTTCAATGTAATCAGTGAAACGAGCTCTTGTATCAGCTTCAGCTTTTAAATACCATAAGTAACCAGACTCACCCATTTCGTTTGAAACTTCTACCCAACCGATTCTAGAAACATCAGATCCTGATACTTCGTAGTAATCTTTCATTATAATTGGTTTGTTAGTAAAAGTTTTAAACACAGGTTCGTTAGCTCCTCTTGCATCAACAGTTGTAGCTCCAGCAGCGTTGTAACCAGTTCCTTTAGCAAACTCAGAACCATAAACTAAAATAATAGTTCCTTTGTTAGTAGTAGCTCCAGATGTTGGAATTGTTGTTCCATCATAAGTTTTTATAGTAACATCTGAGTTTTGTCCAGCTGGACCAGAACCGTCAGCTAATGCTGTAACAACACCTTTGTAAACACCAGTTGAATTAGAAACAATAACAGTGTCATTTAATCTAATACCGTGTCCTTGTAAGATACCATCAGCGTGAAAACTGTTTTCATCAATATCACATTGAATTGTAACCTTGTCATTCGTGTCTATATTACCTTTGTAAGATAAATGTAGTCTACCTTGTTCTGACCAAACAACTTGATCTGAAGTCATAGACTCTTCCGCACCAACTTGAGATAAGAAACCAGAAATTGTTCGTGGACCGAAAACCTCTGCTTCTTGCTCCATTAAGTCAGGCAGGTATTGTTGAGCCCACGTTACATCCGTAGTGCCCGTAAAATCTAAGTAATTTGTAGATAATGTTTGCTGCTTTGGAGCAGGTACACTATTCAAATTACTTCCTGCAGTAATTGCCATAATATATTCTTTTTAAATTATTAATTATTTTCGTTTTCTAATTTTAAAAGATCTGTTTCGCATATCAGAAGTTGATTGTCCTAAAACTTTAAATTTAATACCATCAACATTTGTTTCACCATGTGTTGTTCTTGGACTTAAATCAATGTTTTTATCTTTAGCAATTTTTTCTTTTATAGCATCTGCTTTTCCTTGCTCATAAAAATGCTTAGCAATATTATCAGCATTCATAGCAGTGTATAAAGATTTATGATAACCAGCAGCATCTTCAATAGTAGTTTTATCTTCACCAACAAACTTGTTGATAAAATTATCTAAGTTACTCTGTGTTTCTCTTACCTTATCAACATCTTTAACGTTAAATCTAAATTTTTTATCTCCAACTTTATAATCAAAACCTTTGAAATTTTCGTTGAAAAGAGTTTTAGTTTTATTTAAAAATGTTCTTTTGCTTTTTTCAGTTAACTTCTTTTGCTTTTCAGAATCTTTATTGTATCTATTAAAAAAATCAATAGCCTTTTGCTGCTCACCAGTGAGCTTGCTACCAGCTTTAATCTCTTTATAGTATTTAGACTTTTGCCTGTCTAAGTGGGCTCTAGCCTCGGCAACTTGCTCTTTAAGGGCTATCTTTTTTCTCTTTATATCTTTTGGATCTTCAGTTTCTTCATCATAACTAAATCTTTCTTCTAATATAAAGTTTCTTTCTTCTGGTGATAAATGAGACTTTGTAGTTCTATAATATTCATCAAGAACATCAGCATCGTCCATATTATCTATATCTCTATTTAAATTAACATAGTCAACTAAATCACCACCAGTTTCTTCCATAAAATCTACAACCTTTTGTATGTTTTCTGGTAGTGGCTTACCTGTTGCTACAGCTTCTTCTATAGCTTCTTCAATTTCTTCTTCAGCTTCAATGACTTGTTCTTCAGTTACTTCTTGAACAATAGGTTTTACTTCTTCAAGTGTTTCAACCTTTTCTTCTTTCTTAGGTTCTTCATTAACAACAATAACCTCTTCTTCTTTCGTTACTTCTTCTTGCTTAACTTCTTCTTTAACAAGTGGTTTATCTATATTAACTTTTGTTATATTGTCTTCAGGTTTTTTTATTTTAACCTTAGTTACATTATCTTTTTTAGTCTCTTCGACTTTCTTTGTTTCTTCTGCCATAATAAAATTTTATAAAATATTAAATATTAGATGCCAAATTTATCTAAACCTGCATCTCCTGTAAGTATATCATTACCGGATGACTCAAACTTTTTAAGTGATTCACCCCCTTTTCTTTGCTCTATCATCTCTGATTGACGATCAGCTTGCATATTAACTCTTTGATCTTTTCTATCTTCTCTAATAGATTCTAGTCTTGAAGCTATATCTCTTTCTTCTTTTTTAACATCAGTGTTTAATTTAAACTCTAACATCATTAATTCTTTTTTAATTTTAGCTTCGTGCTCTAAATATCTCATTTGTAAAGAGTTTTTAGTTCTTTCTAATCCAACTTCATTATCATATTTAGCTTGTGTTTTTTCAAGTTCTATTTTAGCAGCTTCTTGAGCAGCCATGTTAGTAGCTTGTGTTTGAGCTTGTATGTTTTGTTGTTGCATTATTTGATCACGCTCTTGCTTTTTTCTTCTTTTTATTTTTAAGAGTTGATTAGCTAGCTTTACGTTTTTAGTATCTCTTATATCTATAGCATCATCTAAGTCTATTAACTTTTGACTTAACGCCATTTGTATATTGTTTTCAAGTATAGCTTTTTCTTCTTCATCTGGCATTAGTTCTATAAATATACCAAAGTCGTATAAGTGTAAGCTACCCATTTCTGTAAGTGTTGCTACATTGTGAGCGCCTATTGCTCTTATAAAAGCATCGCGTGTTGGTGAATATTCTATTATATCTGATATTCTAAGTGATAAACACTCTGCAGCTTCAGCAGTTAAAAATAACATCGACTGTAATATATGTCTTGTTGCTGTGTTTGAATTAGCAGCTGCTAACTTTTGTACACCAACTAAAGCATTACGATCTGGAGTGCTAGCATCTCTTGCTTCGTTTAATCCGGTTACATCACGTATCATTTGTAAATAATAATTATACGTTTGTATTAGAGCTTGTAACTTACCTCCATTAACACCGTTGTTTATTTGTTGTATCGGTACTTTGCCTGGATTTTGATCACCATCTGATGTAAAACTTCTACCTATAACACTACCAGTTTGGAAGAACATGTTTAAAGCTTCTTGTGGGTTATAGTTTGTTCCGTTACCTAAATCTATTTCAGCTAAACCATCTGCATCTAAGTAAACACCATCAGGCACCATACGGGACATAACTTGCTGTAACTTTAAATGTGTTAACTGTATCATATCAGCAAAGCCAGTTATTCTACCTACTAAACTTTCTATTCTACCTTCATACATACGAGGCGCTGTTATTTGATAACTCATTTTAACTTTACTAAAATCAGAGTCTGATCTCATCATATTAGGCATCATACGCCATCTTAAAAGTTTATTAGAACCTAATAAATAAACACCTTCAAATAAAGCTTCAACAGATCTTTCTAGTTTACTAAAATCTCCTTCTTTATTTTCTGGTGGATTAAATGTATCGTCTTTTTCAATAACTTTTTCTAAGCCAGCTGCAGTTTTCTTTAATTTATAAACATCGTTCATATGTGTTTTAAAATTAAAATACAAAACGTGTATTTTGTTTTTATCTCTATGAGCTGATCTTCTAAGTGGATCTTGACCTTTATCAACTATTTGTTTTATATCTGCTTCAGTTAATCCTGGAAACTCTTTTACAATTTCATTTATTGGTAATTCTTTTACTTCACCAACATAATATAAATCATCAAAGTATGGAGACTCAGTATGTGAATAAACTAAATTAGCTGGATCAACATATTTTATTTTAGCACCTTCACTAAAATCAAAAGTAGTTTTTGTAGCACTTATACCTAACGTTGTTAAATCATATAGACATCTTCTTCTTATTAAGTCATAATCACTATTTTCCATTAAAACATTTATAGCTTGTTCTTCTGCTAACTCAACAGCTTGTTTATAGTTAAGCTGCATATGTAGTTTTAATTCTTCTTCAGAGTCTGGTAAGCTTTCTTTATCGTTTTCATATAAGTTCATATTAAATTGTTGAGCAACTAAATCGTTAAACTCTTTTGATCTTATATCTCTTAGCACAGACTGCATGTATTCAGTACGCTTGCTAACACCATAATCGTCTTGTGAAAAGCAATTTATTTCATATGATCTTTGTGCCATACCGTTTACAACAATGTCTACAAACTTTGGTATAATAGGTACAGGCTTCCAGTCTAAATTTAAATAAGATAAATCACCATTTATAGATAATTCATTTTTATATTTTTGAACAGACTGCTCGCCTCTTGCGTATAGTCTTAATTTGTGAAAAGTATTTAAAGTATGTTCAAACTTTGAGTTATGTCCATTAAACCACTCATACCTTATTGCTTGAGCAACCTTTAAACCATATTCATTACTAACTTTTTCAAAATCACTTACCGCTTGTGACGGAAAGTTTATGTGCGAATACATCATACCTTTTTATTTATAATTCTAGATGATAGTCCTTTGTTATTATATTTTGCTATATTTAGGTTTAAAGCGGTTTTTTCTTTTTTAGGATTTGGTCTATACATATGTCTGTTACAAGCCATTATAGCTAAACCAGAACTTATAGATGCATCATGCTTGGTTCTTCTATTTATATCAAACTTAGACCAATCATTTAATGTTTCGTTAAAATACATAAGACCATAAGTATTGTCTTCTAACATACCTACATGATCGTTAATGTACATTTCAATAGCAGCTGCATGAGCTTGCTTTATATCTTCACTTGAGTTTGGTACTCCACCTATTTCTTTTTCAGTTGTTGATAACTTGTTAAATACTTTGTCTGGCCTGTTCATACTAAAACCTCTATAACCTCTTCTACGCAAATAATATAAAAGTCTTGGTTTATTATTCTCTGCAAGTAGTGGCATACCATAAAATACTAAAGCCATTAAAACATCTTCAAAAAACATATCAGCTGTTTGTGGTCTTGCTATATATTCTAAAAAGAAACTATTTGCTGGTGCGTTTTCCATTGAAA